TACCCAGACGGTAACGCAGCGGATCACCGGCGGCAACAATATTATTGCGGGCACCGACGACTGGAACAATGCGACCCTGGATGCAGGCGGCAATGACCTGAAAAAGAAAGGGACATACACGATCAGCGGTGAATCCGTCCGAGTGACCAATAGGGCGCAGAACACCCGCTTCCACTTTGGCGCGGACAAAACGCTGGTGATTGCCAAGGGCATGACCTATTGTGCATCGGTACTGTACAAGCTCAACTCCGGCACGGACAGCCTGTTTTTGCAGTTTGAAACCAAGAGCAGCAGCGGCACAAAAAGTTATTACGGCTCCGCGTTCAAGCAGGCCCAGCAGGACATTGAGCTGGACAACGGCTGGAAGCTGCGCTGGGCGGCCTTCACGGCGACCGCGGACGGCTATGCAGACGGTCTGTTTGTGAGTACCGCGAACGATAACGCCACCATTACCAACGATCTGACCATCATGCACCCCATGGTGCAGATGGGCAACGCCCCCACTGCCTGGACGGCCAGCACCGGCGACTATCTGACCGCCAGCGAAACCAAAACCGAGATCAAGCAGACGGTGAGCGAAATTAAGCTGACGGCCAGCACAAGCGGAACCAGCAGCACCATCAAGCTGACGGCAGGCGGAACAGAGATCACCAGCGCACAGATCAACCTATCCGGCGTGGTGACATTTTCGGATTTGAGCACCTGGAACCAGGACAAGACAATCATCAACGGCGGAAACATTACGACCGGACAACTACACAACCTCAACTACACCACCGTGTACGACCTGGACAACGCTTGGATTCGCATGGGTACCGAGGCCGGTGAGCGTGTATTTTTGGACAACCGGCACATCGCCTGGTATGCCACCATCAACACCGGGTCGATTGGATTAACCGGCGTGCTGTACTCTGAAGCTGGCAGCTCCTACATTGGGGCGTGCAGCAAGTATGCCAAGTACGGCTGGGTGAATGGACTGGACCCCACATCTTACGTTGGAATGCAGATCACCTACAACCGAAGCGATGACAGCGATGCCGATTTTAATACGACCCGCGTTGGCGTGAGCGGCAAGCTGAATGTACACAATCTGGACGTTTGGGGCGAAAAATCCCGCGTGGTGCCTACCAGCTTCGGCGCGCTGAAAATGGCCGCATTTGAGACGCCGGTGCCAACCTTTGCGGACTGGGGCAAGGGCCAGTGCGGCCCCGAAGGCTGGTGCCTGATTGCCCTTGACCCGCGCTATGCAGAGACCATCGCTCAGTACGGGCAGCCCGCCTGGCTGCTGACGGATTGCGATGGCACCGGGCACCTGTGGGCCGAAAACTGCGGCCAGTATGCCATTATACACGGCGCACCAGGGCAGTGCTTTGCCTGGCTCTGCATGGCCGCCCAGCGCGGCTATGAGGGCAGCTATGCCGACCGCAGTGACAGCAGCTACCCTGCCGGTGATCCGGCAGGCATTGAGCTGGCCGCCAGCACCGCCGCCCGTGCGCAGGAGGCCGGCACCGATGCCGCAACCGAATTGTTGGAAATAGATACCGGAGCGGACGAAACCGCAGACATTCTTTTGGATGAATCGGAGAGATTAACATGAAGAAATTATCTGGCGTAGCGGTCGTTACGACCGCCGAAGGCGAACGCGTGAGCTACACATACATGGAACTGGACGACAACGGCAACATCACCAGCCAGAACAACCGGGGGTCTTTTGTGGCCCTTGATGAAGAGGTTCTGGCGGCTATTGCCACGCTGAAAAATGCCGTGAACGCGCGGCTGTAAAGGAGGATATCCCCCATGACTGACAACAAACGCATTAAAGAATGCAAACGCAAAGTTATTGCCGCAATTAACGAAGCAACGCTGCCGTTTGCCGTCACAGAGTTGATTTTGGAGAACGTTTTGAACGCCGTGCGTGAGAACATGGCGGCAGAGGAAATGGCAGCGGCGAACCAGCCGAACCAGGAGAAAAACGAATGAAACAGGGAACGCAATTTGTGCTGCCCGTGGAAATCGGCATGAGCCTGGACGAGATAAGCCGGATCGAATTTGTATTTAAGCAAAAAAATTATAATGGCTTCCCGGCTATCAAATCCAACGTCTGGCCGGATGACTGCACCCGGCAGGAAGGACAGAACATCATCCTTATCCCCTGGACGCGGGAAGAAACGTACAAATTCCTGGGCGGCGAGACGCTGTACATGGACACCCGCATCACGTTGCGGGACAGCACTGACCAGCCGCAGACAGAGATTCTGGCGCTCAAAATGAGCCCGACCTTATTCCAGGAGGTTGATGGTGCATGATCCAGGTGCGAGTAGCACAACAGGGCGCCGTATCGGTGCGCATTGCCGGGGCGGTGCCCGTGCGGGTGGACGTGGCTGGCACCGCAGTGGTTAGCGCGCCGGAGTATGCAGGGCCATATGACATCACGCCGTTGTTCTCGGCGCAGACCCTGCCCACCGCAAAGCGGCTAATGCAACAGGATGTAATCATAGAAAAGATACCGCAATACGAGGTGTCCAACGATTACGGCACAACGTTGATTTTAGGAGATGAGTATTATGGCAAATAAATATATTAATAAAGTGATTGTCGGCAAAGAGACCAAGTTGGACTTGACAGCCGATACGGTAACACCGAACACGCTGGCTGAAGGTATCACCGCTCATGATAAGTCCGGTGCCCCTATCGTCGGTACCAGCACCAAGGACGTGGATTCCAGTGATGCAACAGCCGCAGTTGCTGAGGTTCTGAAGGGTAAAACTTTCTATGCACGGGGCGCGAAGCTTACGGGTACGATGCCCAATAACGGGGCGGTATCCGGGAAAATCACTACTGTGGACGGCAAATATACGATTCCTATGGGTTTTCACGATGGTAGTGGTACAGCTGAAATTGATCCCGTCGAACAGGCAAAACTCATAGCGACAAATATTCGTGAGGGCATCACAGTTTTGGGCATTGTCGGTTCGATGAGTGGCAGCGAAGGCATGAAGCCGCAGGCCAAAATTGTTACGCCGAGCTTTGAACAGCAGGTTGTGCTGCCCGATAAAGCGCATAACTGCCTGTCCCAAGTTACTGTGCAGGCGATCCCGGCCACATACGTTGATAATGCGGCTGGCGGCCAGACGTTGACGATCGGAGGCTGAGCATGGCCGTAAACAAGGTTGTTATCAATGATGAAGTCGTCCTCGACCTGACCGGCGATACGGTGCAGGCTGCCGACCTGCCGAAAGGGGTAATTGCCCACAGTGCCACAGGGGCCAAAGTCACCGGAACCACAAACTATGCCGGTTCCAGCAACGCAGGCGGCTCCGCAACGAGCGCCGAAAAACTAAATAACAGCCTGACCATCAAACTGAACGGAACCAGTCAGGGCGCATGGGACGGCAGCAGCGCAAAAACCATTGACATAACGGCAGCCAGCGTTGGCGCGACAAACGTTACGCTCAGAAGGTGGTGACAGTTGCATGGGTGTGTATTTAGGCAGCGATGCCGTTGACATGCAGGGCGGCTTTGTGACCGGTGGTGCCAGCGGCGCTGTTTTGCAGAGCAAAACGGTTAGCCCCAGTGAGAGCGCACAGACGATCAAGGCAGACAATGGCTATGACGGTTTGAGCCAGGTTACAGTAAATGCAGTATCGAGAACTTATGTGGGAAGCGGCGTAACGAAAAAGAGTGCTGCGACTTATACGCCGGGAACTAGCAATCAAAGCATTGCATCCGGCCAGTATTTGAATGGAACCCAGACAATTAAGGGCGACAACAACCTGACTGCTGGCAACATTAAAAGTGGTGTGAGTATTTTTGGAATTTCTGGTACTTACACGGGCAGCAGCAGTGGTGGAAGCGGAAGTGTGAGTTTACAAAGCAAAACTGTATCGCCAAGTGAAAGAACACAGACTGTAAAACCTGACAGCGGATACGGCGGATTGAGCCAGGTGACTGTAAATGCTATTTCGACTACATATGTTGGCAGTGGTGTAACCAAGAAGGCTGCGGCGACTTATACACCATCGACCAGTAACCAGACGATTGCCGCAAGCCAGTATTTAAGTGGTGCTCAAACCATTAAAGGCGATGCAAACCTGGTGGCCGGGAACATTAAGAGTGGTGTGAGCATTTTTGGTGTGACAGGAACTTATGCCGGCGGCGGGAGTTCCGGCGGCAGTGGCAATAACAATGTGGAGGCTTATGCCATTACGGACACCAACCCCAGCGTTAGTTTTAGGCGTACTGACGGGGCAATCAAGATTTGGGGCTACGGCACCATGACCAGTTCCGGCGGCTGGGGCCAGCAGACTACGAGCCTGATCGCGTTTGCGGGTGACAAGTACTACAAGAGCGCCATGTACGGCGGCCCAAGCAGCACCGGTCTGAGCCTAAGCATCAGCAATGGCAAGCTCTCCGGCCTGCCGAGTGGACTGACGGCGATCAACGCTGTCGTTACGAGAGGTATATGATTATGGCAACTGATACAAAGCTGGACAGCCTGGTGATCAACTACCTGTCGCAAGCCCAGTATAATAATGCTAAGCGTGAAGGAACGCTGAACAGCAACCAGATCTATATGACACCGGCCTCCTCCAGTACCTATACGCTGCCTGCCGCTACCAGTTCAACCCTGGGTGGTGTGAAGATTGGTAGCAATATTACGGTGAGCAACGGTACGATCAGCCTTAGCAAGACCAATGTGACCGCAGCGCTGGGATACACACCGCCAACAACCGACACCAAGTACACACTGCCGACAGGTAATGCTTCGACTTTGGGCGGTGTGAAATTGAGCGATTCGACCAGTTCAGCGAGTTCGACCAATGGTGGTATTGCGGCAACACCGGCGGCGGTGAAGGCGGCCATCGCGGAAGCAAAACTTGCAGCCTGGCCGGTTGGCAGCATTTACATGAGCGTAAGCAGTACAAGCCCGGCGACTTTGTTTGGCGGTACTTGGGAAAGAATTTCTGAACGCTTTTTGCTTGGCGCTTCTAGTAGTTATCCCGCAGGTGGTACAGGGGGTGAATTCACCCATAAACTTACACAAAGCGAGCTACCGAATTATTCGTTGTCTGTGACGAACGGAAGCAACGTAATACGCTCCAAAACCGGAAGCTCTGCGGATGCGTATGTCCAAACGCAATCGAGCGGCTGGGGTATTCCGAACTGGGAATCCAAAACCGTAACAGTCGCCTCCGGCGGTTCCGGGGAAGCCCACAACAACATGCCGCCCTATCTGGCGGTTAATATGTGGAAGAGAACAAAATAAGGAGAATAAAGATGCGGCTGAAAAATGGAGAAGTATGTTTTAGGTGGCCCCTGGCCCAGCACATTATCACCGCCGGCTGGCTCTACAATGATGGCAGCCTGCACCGGGCACTGGATTTCCGTGCAGCAGTGGGCACGCCGGTATACGCCGCAGAGGGTGGCACGGTGGAGATGGCCTACCGCTGGAATGGCCGCCGCACCCAGGGGGATATCAACAGCTATGGCAACATGGTCAAGCTGCGCCATGCAACCTACAAGTACGGCACGTTGGAAACGCTGTACGCCCACCTGAGCAATCTTTGCGTGGCGCAGGGACAGCAGGTACAGGAAGGCCAGCTGATCGGCTACAGCGGCGATACCGGCAACTGCCATGGAGCACACCTGCATTTTGAGGTGCGCTGGAAAGGCCAGCGCACGAACCCGCTGAACTGGCTGGACAACGATTTTAACCCGGCCAGCAGTGCGGTCAAGCTGGGCAGTTACAGCAGCGTAGCGCACAATATGAAGGAAGTGAAGCGCATGTATTATGCAATCGACGTAAGTAAGCATCAGGGCAAATTCAACTGGCGGGCGGCGTATGACAAGGGCATCCGCCACGCCATGCTGCGCGCCGGGTATGGCCGCTACAGCAGCCAGAAAGACCCCCAGTTTGAGCGCAACGCGGCTGAGTGTGCCCGCCTGGGCATCCAGTACGGCGTGTACTGGTACAGCTACGCCACCACCCCGGCGGAAGCACGGCAGGAGGCCCGCTGCTGCCTGGCAGCGATTAAGGGCAAGCATCTGTGCCTGCCGGTGGCGTATGATATCGAGTACGAGCCGTGCATCCTGCGCCTGACCAACGCGCAGCGCACGGCACTTGTACAGGCATTTTTGTCGGAGATTGAGGCCGCAGGGTATTACGGCATCCTGTATGCTAGCTGCAATTTTATTCGCAATCGGCTGGACTGGAAAGCCTTGTCCAAATATGATGTCTGGGTTGCCCAGTACAGCAGCGCCTGCACCTGCCCCCTGCCGTATGGCATCTGGCAGTATTCCAGCCGCAACGCGCTGGGCATCCCCGGCTACGGCACCAGCCTGGACTGCAACCGGGCCTATAAGGACTATGAGCAGCTGATGATCCAGGCGGGCTTGCAGGGTCACACCGCCCCCACCCCGGAGGACACCACCCCAAACAAGCTGGACAAGCAGCGTATTACCATTGGCCGTATCTCCAGCGGCGACCGCGCAACCATTCGCGCCCTGTGCGAGGGGCTGGGGCTTATCTCCGCCGGCCTGTACCGCGAAACCTGTGCGGATGGCAACCAGTGGATGCTGGACGTTGGGCCGGTATCCAGCGGCGACGCCTGGTACATCATGCGCAAGTGTGCAGAGCTGCAGCTGATCGACGCAGGGCTGTACAAGGCCGAATACGTGGAGGGGTGATTTGGTGGATGCTATTGTTGTTGCGCTGATTACTGGCGGGTTGAGCCTTATCGGCGTTATTATTACCAATCTTGCCGGGCAGCGGCGCACAGAGCAGAGGATGGCCACCGCGCAAGCCGTGACCGATACAAAAATTGAAGAGCTGACCCGTGAAGTCCGTGCCCACAATAATTTTGCCCAACGTATACCGGTGCTAGAAGAACAAATCAAGGTTGCAAACCACCGCATCACCGATCTCGAGAACAAAACCGCTTGAACACGAATACATAGGAGGAAAAACTCATGGATTTTGCATCTTTTGGCATCGCATCCGTTGCCTGCATCACCGTTATCTGCTACCTTGCCGCAACGGCTGTCAAGCAGACCCCGCTGGCCAACAAATGGCTGCCGTCCATCTGCGGCGCCCTTGGCGGCCTGCTGGGCCTTGCCGCCATGTACATCAACGTGCCGGATTTTCCTGCAACTGATCCGTTGACCGCCCTGGCCGTGGGTATCGTCTCCGGCCTGGCTGCGACCGGCGCGGATCAGGTTATCAAGCAGGCAAGCAAAGACAACTGACCGGCAAGTTACCAGCAAATTACCGGCAAATTAAATAATCCATAATTAAAGCGGCGGGCTTTCCCTCTTTTCAGGGATTGCCCGCCGCTTATTTTTTTTATTTTTGCTGGTCTTTTTGCTGGTCTTTTTGCGCATTGTACCACGTTAAAAACTCACCAAAGAGGCGCTGCTCTGCCTCTTTGCGGGCGGCAATGGCTTTATTTTTGTCGGCGCCGCAATACAGGTGGTACCGCTCCCCCTTAAAATAGATGTATGCGACATATTTTCCGTCTTTTCTGCACGACACACCGCGCACGCCTGTGGTGTTGTTCCGTTGGGCTTTGCTCGATGATATTCGGCTAACGTTGGTGCCGTCAACCTGCCCGAGCTTATCGGCAATGGGTTTGGTGGTCAGGTTGCGGTTTTTTATGCACCCGCAGCTGATCTGCTTGGAGTGGGCGATGGTACGGCTCGGCAGCTCCACGATTTTACCGCAGTTAAGGCAGCGGCAGCGGAAAACCCGGTTGCCGTCTTGCCTCTTCGCAGTCGGCTCGATAACGTACAGATAGCCAAATGTTTGCCCGGATAAATCCTTAAACGGCGGCATGGCTTAGCCCTCAAGGTAGGCACGTAGCGCAGCGCGTACAACTTCGCTGCGGTTGCCGCCGCCCGCAGTGACACGGGCGTCCAGCTTGTCCAGCAGCTCCTGCGGTAGCAGGACGTTGAGGCGGGCATCCTCTACCACCTCGCCAAACGCCGCCTCGTAGGTGTTGCCGTCAAGGTACTTCTCTGCCCACTCGCGGGCGGCGTCCTCGGTGATGGGGGTGATCTCCTCGCCCCAGCCCCAGTTGCCATCCTGTTTGGGGAAACCGTTGCCGTAGTTGTGTATAAAATACTTGCCCGCCTTGGTGCGGTATAAATCTTGTCCGCGATAGTAGATGTCATTGGGCAAGAAATTGTTTTCGTGAACACCGAGCCGCTGGGCGGTTTCGGTGTTGTAGCGGCTGCCGTTGATGATCTTTTTCATGGTGTGGCTCCTTTTTTATATTACATCTGCTTTGCGTCAAAAAGCGACGATACGGATACGATCTCAAAGGGGATTTCTTCGCGCTTGCCGGAGCTGGTCGGTGCGGTTATGGTCAGCGCCTGCAGCGCCTCGTCAATGGCTTGATCATAGTCGCCTGTCACGCGGATGGCGGGGACGAAGGCAAGGACCAGATCGATGTTGCCGTCCTTGGCTTTGTAGTCGGAGCGGATGCCGCCCGGCACAGCGTGGATGAAGTCGGGCAGGGAAACCGTCACGGCTTTGTGGTGCGGTATGCCTTTGGGTTCGTGACCTTCGTAGCTCCAGCCTTCCGGCAAGCGAAAGTTTCTGTAGGTGTCGTTCTGTACGGCGGTGAAATAGGCGTTTTCGGCGGGGGTGTAATTGCCGGTGCGGTGGGATGCCAAAGCGATGGTGATGATAATCTCGGTAGTCATAGTGTTTTCTCCTTTGTTTGTGTGGGGTGTTTCGTATCTCTTATGTTGTACTTATTATAGCGCAGATAATATTTAATGTCAATGCGTATTTACAAAAAAATATTATTTTATGTCAATAGGAGACTTTGCCGCCACCGCGGTCAAGCAGACCCCGCTGGCCAACAAATGGCTGCCGTCCATCTGCGGCGCCCTTGGCGGCCTG